AGGGAAACCCGCGCCCACTCCCTTTGTGTATGTATCGGGACCAGAGGGGACCCCAATACACCGTAAATAGAACAAAGGTTCGAAATGAAGCAGGATGATGCTTTGTTCCCCCCGGCCCGGTACCGAAAGCGGCGGGTGGAGCGTTCGGCCGACGAACTGATCCGCTGGTTGCGCTCCAGCGGCGAATGGGACGTGCGGCAAGGGCTGGCCGGCTCCCAGCTCCGCGCCCAAGCCCGGGCGGTCGACCTGGCGGAGTACGCGGCCACCGCCGAACCGGGCCCGTACGCTGCCCAGTGCTACGCCATGACCTCCCGCGAGCTCCGCGAGACTCTGATTGCCTACGGGCTCGCTCCCCAGGGGACGGCAGCCGATGACCCTATCTCCCAGCTTCTCGCCGACCTCGACGCCAGCGCCGACGCCGCGACGCATCACCGCCCGCCGGGCTGACCTGTACGGGACGGACGGCCCCCGCGTCGCCGCACTGATGGCGAAGCTGGGCCGGCCGCTGATTCCCGCCCAACGTCTCGCCCTGGACGTGTCGCTCGAGGTGGACGCCCGGGGCCGCCGCGTCCACCCCGTGGTCGTGTGGCTGATTCCCCGGCGCGGTGGGAAAACTGTTTCCATCGGCGGTGTGCTGACCGACCTGGCGATCCGGCGGCCCGGGTCGGCCGGCTACTACACCGCCCAGCGCGGCTCGAAAGCTTCCGAATGGTTCCGGCAGGATTATCTGCCGCTGCTGGAGCCGCTGACCGGCATCTACAAGTCACGTCTCTACACCGGCCGCGAAACCGTGTCCTGGCGAAACCGGTCCCTCACGTCGGTGTTCGCCCCCACCCGGGACGCGTTGCATTCCCGGTTCTCCGATGTGGCCGTGGTCGATGAGGCGTGGGCTTTCGACGCGGCCCGGGGGGTGGAGCTGCTTCAGGGAATCCGGCCCACCCAGATCACCCGGCCCGGCGCCCAGCTGTTCATCATCTCCGCCGCCGGCGATGCCTCCAGCTCCTTCTTAAACGCGCAGCTCGTCACAGCCCGCGAGCACGCCGCCGACGGGAACCCGGCGGTGTGTCTGGTGGAGTTCGGGGTGCCCGACGACCAGGACGCCACCGACATTGAGACGGTGGAACGTTTCCACCCGGCCGTCGGCTGGACCGTCGCACCCGGCGCCATCGCCCCCGACCGCGCCATCCTGGGCCCGGACGGGTTCGCCCGCGCGTACGGGTGCTGGACCCCACCGGCCGAAATCGTCGCCACCGAAATCGATGCTGAACGGTGGGCGGCCGCCGGTAACCCCGACCCCATGCCCGCCTCGCTCCCGGTGGTGTTCGGGTTCGACGTGGGCCCGGGCCGGGACTGGGCGGTGCTGGCCGCCGGCCGCGACCCCGCCGGGAAGGTGTGGGTGGATGTGGTCGACACCGGCACCCGCCCCGACCGCCGCCTGGCGGAGCTCATCACCCGGCTGTACCGGACCACCAGGCCCCGGCCGTTGATCGGGGTGGACGATGCGGGCCCGGCCCGTGATGTGGCGGACACCCTGGAGGCGGCCGGGGTGCCGCTGACACGGCTCGCCGGCCGGGACTACGCGGCCGCCTGTGCGTCCTTCGCTGACACCGTGAACACCGACCGGGTGAGGCACCGCAAACACCCCGAGCTGGACGCCGCTGTGGCCGCGCTGGCGACCCGGCCGCTGGGTGATGCGTTCGCCTGGTCCCGGCGTCGGGCGGCCGGCACCATCGCCCCCGCCGTCGCCGCCACGGTGGCCGCGTGGTTGCTGGAGCACACCCCGACCCCGGTGAAACCGCACATCTCGACACGTTGATAGATCAACTAGTCGGCAAATCGTCTAGTCGACACGTCGATTTGTCGACAAATGGGCATACCCTGACCCTGTGGGCGCACTGGACCGGCTTGTCACGGCGGTGTACCCGCGACCGCGAACCACTGCGGCCGCGACCGTGAGCGAACCGGCGCCCCGGCCGCAAGCCACCGACGCCCTGGTCGAAGCCATCGCCCGACAACGACTCAGCATGCTGGGCCGCGACTCCGCCCTCTCGATCCCGGCCGTCCGGAAAGCGCTGCACGTGTTGGTCGGGACCATCTCCACGTTCGACCTCCAGCTGTGGAAAGGCCCATCCACCATCCCCGGGCCGGCCTGGATGACCCAACCCGAGAACGGGCGCACCCTCCCCACCACCCTCGCCTACACCATCCAAGACCTCATCTGGTTCGACCACGCGCACTGGCGCGTCTCCGACTCCTACGTGGACACCACCCGGCCGGTGGCCCAGTGGTTCCCGTCTCGGTTCTCCTACGTGTCGGCGGAACGGGTGCTGGAGGTCCACGACCCCAACGACGTCGACCTACCCCCCACCTGGTTGGTCGACGGCTCCGAACGGGTCCGGATGGTCACATTCGAAGGTCACGGGCTGGGCGGGCTCCGACTCCACGGCCAACCCATGCTGGAGCTGTACGGGCTGTTGATGGATGCGGCCGCCCGGTACGCGGAGTCGCCCATGCCATCCATCTATCTCCGCAACACCGGCGCCGACCTGGACCAACCCGAAATCGATGCCCTGTTGGACTCGTGGGATTCGGCCCGGGTCCGGCGGGCCACCGCGTACCTGAACAGCGTGCTCCAGGCCGAAACCCTGGGGTGGTCGGCCAAAGACCTCCAGCTCACCGAAGCCCGCGAACACGGCGCCACCGAAATCGCCCGACTGTTCGGCCTCCCAGCGTTCGCGCTGGACGCCCCCGAGTCGGATTCGATGACATACGGCAACGTCACCGACAAACGCCGTGATGTGGCCGAAGCGCTCCGACCCTGGCTCACGGTGGTGGAGGCGGCACTGTCCACGAATGATGTGGTGCCGCGTGGGCAACGGACCCGGTTCGCCGTCGACGCCTACATCCGCGACGACCCCAAAACCAGGATGGAAACGTGGGCGGCCGCGCACACCGCCGGTGTCCTCACCGTCGAAGAAATCCGGGCGGCCGAACCCCTCGCCACCGGCACCACCCCGCCGCCGGCACCGGTCCCCCCGCCGGTGTCGGCCCCCACCACTGAGGCGGCCCCCGATGCCTGACACCCACCCGTCGCTCCCGCTGGGCCGGTTCTCGGCCGGCACCATCCGGCACCCGTCGCTCCACCGGGTGGAGTTCGACGCGCAGCTGGCCCCCGTCCCCGACCTCCCCCCGGCCGCTGAGGCTGAGCTCACCGGCCTGGTTGTCCCGTACGGGGAAACCGCGAACCGGTTCGGCGGCCCCATCGTGTTCGAACCCGGCTGTTTGTCGCTCCCGGCTGACCTGTCGACGGTGAAGCTCCTGGTCCAGCATGACGATGAGCGACCGGTGGGGTACGCCACCAGCGCCACCGACACCCCCGCCGGGTTGCGTATGTCGTTCCGGCTCGCTGACCATCCCCGGGCCGCTGACCTGTCCGCTGAGGTGACCGGCCGGCTCCGAGACGGGCTGTCGGTGGGGGTGGAGCCGTCTGAGGCGACCCTGGACGCGATCATGGCCCGGTTCTGGGGCGAAACCGAGTCCGATGAGCCGCTGGTGTTCGCCGGCGACCTCAGAGAAGTCTCCGCCGTCTCGATTCCGCAGTTCAACACTGCCCGCACCGACGTCGCAGCTGCGGCCGGTGTCATCACGTTCACCCCCGAAAGGACCACCCTCATGGCTGGACCCACCGTCACCGCCGATCCGCCGGCCCCGACCCCGACGGTGGAGCACACCACCACCGCCGCATCCGATCTCGTCATCACCCCACCGGAGCCGGCCACCCTGGAACAGCTCACCACCGCTGTCGTGGCCCGGATGGGCGGAACCACCCCCAGGGGTGCTCACCCACTGGCCCGGTTCTCCACGTTCGCGGAGTACGCGCAGGCGACCCGGGACGACCCCCGCCTCCAGCTGGCGCTGGTCGACCAGATCACCACCGACAACCCCGGCCTGGTCCAGCCGGCATGGCTCACCGAAATCATCGGGATTGTGGCGGCTGCGTCGCCGGTGTCGACCGCGCTCGGGGCCGGCGCACTACCCGCCGACGGCATGGAAATCTACTGGCCCACCTATACCGGCGACTACAAGACCCTGGTCCAGAAGCAGCTGACGGAAAAGTCACCGATCCATTCGGAGAAGGTGAGTATCGGCAAGGGTGGCCCGGCGCCCATCGAGACGTTCGCCGGCGGCTCCGACATCTCCTACCAGCTACTCCGCCGCTCCAGCCCGTCCTACCAGGACGCTTACAACCAAATCATGGCCCTGGCGTACGCGTGGACGACTGAGGCGGTGGTGTCCACGTACCTGGTCGACGCGGTGGGCGGTTACGGCGACTACGACCCGGCCACCCCGAACGCTGGTGCGCTCCGCACCGCGTTGTTCGAAGCTTCGACGGCGGTGTTCATCGCGACCGGCACCCCCGCCACCCACGTGTTCGCCTCCCTGGACCAGTTCAGCGCTATCGGTGGCCTGGACAACCTCCAGAATTCGAAGTACGGCACCCAGAATGTGGCCGGCACCAGCTCGGCGGCCACCCTGGAGGTGGACGTGAACGGGTTGGCGATCACCCCGGCCCCCGCGTTCCCCGCCGCGACCATCATCGTGACCAACAAGATGGGCGCCCGGTACCTGAAGGACGGGCCGTTCACCGTCACCGCTGAGGATGTGGAGAAGCTGGGACGGAACGTGGCTGTGTGGGGCATGGGTGCGTTTCTGCCGCTCCGCCCGGCCGGCATCGTCCAGCTCACCGCCGGCGGCATCCCCCCGGTCGTCGCCGACGACCAGGCCAGCTCGGGCCGTAAGAGCTCCAGCAAGTGACCGGAACAGTCTCCGAGCGTGTCGCCGGGCCGACGGGCCCGGCGACGATGCGGTGAACGTGTGGGTGGCCCGGCTCCCCGCCCGCACCTACGCCCCCACCCCCACCCCACCGGTGGCCGGGGTGTGGTCGCCCGATATGACCCTGGGCGCGAACATGCTGGCCGGCCGCTGGTACCGGCGCCGCAACTCCCCCGGTGGCATCGAATCATTCAGTGACCTCGGCGGGGCCGTGTACGTGCAACGCAACGACCCCGACGTGGCCATGCTGCTGGGGTTGGGTGCCTACGCCCGGCCGATGGTCGGCTGATGGCGCTCCGGGCCGCCCTGGACGACCTGGTGGCCGCTTTACGGGAAGCGGGGATACCGGCCGACCTGGACCCCCAGAACGTCACCCCACCCGGGGTGTGGGTCCAGCTGGAGTCGGTCGCGCATTCGTTGCTGTCCGGTGGCCTGGTGATCCGGGCCCGGCTGTACCTGGTCGTCGGTGACGCCCCCGCCGGCACCGTCCTGGACCACCTGGACCTGTTGCTCGGGTCGGTGCTGGAGGTCGTCACCCCGAACGCTGACGTGGACACCGTGACCGCCGGAGTCCTGCTACCGGACACCCCCGCCCCGTTCCCGGCGCTCCAGCTCACCGTCGACCTCCCCACCACCCCCTACTGAGAAAGGGCTGACCATGCCCGCGAAAACGTACAAGCTCGGCCCCGGTTCCCTGGTGATCGGAGAAACCGGCACCCCCCTGGAAATCTCCTGCCAAATCACCGCGCTCACCCTGGAGTTCGAAACCGACGCTGAGGACGATGTGCCCACCCTGTGCGGCGACATTGTGCCCGGCGACGAAACCGAATCCGGCACCCTGACCGGCACCATGTACCAGGACCTCACCGCCGGCGGCATCGGGGACTACTCCTGGGCGAACGCGGGCACCACCCAGCCGTTCGTGTTCATCCCCAACACCGACCTGGCCGCCGAGTTTGAAGGCTCCCTGAAGATTCGCCGGCTGAACATCGGTGGTGATGTGAAAACCTCACCGACCACCGATTTCGAATGGCCGCTGGTCGGCATCCCGACCCCCACCTGGGCCGTCGCCACCCCCTGATGGCCGGTACAGGCTCGGTCAAGATCGAAGGGGCCCGGGAGCTTCGCCGGACCCTGAAACGGGCCGGGGTGGCGGCCACTAGAACAGAACCGGCCTGGCTCGCCGCCTATGAGGCTGGGGTGGCGAAGGTGTTGGACACGATCAAAGGGGCATGAATGTCGGCGCTGTCACGGAAAACGTTCCGGGTGGTCCTGGAGGACGGGACCACGTTCGATGTGGAGTCGGTGAACCGTGACCAGCTCGCCTATGAGGACACCCGGGCGGTCCGGAAGTGGCCGCTCATCACCGAAGGCGGCATCCAGCGGTGGCATACGTTCCTGGCCTGGTCGGCGGCCCGCCGGGCCGGTGTCTACACCGACAAATACGAGCAGTTCATCGACGCGGCCGTGGATGTGGAGTCGTTGGACGATGACACGGCGGGGGTC